CGAAAAGCACTTTCTCATCAATCGTCAACATCTCTTTCTCTCCAGTCCTGAAGCTTCTTGGCGTAGCCGTTACTCTTCTTACAGAACAGCCTCACTCTCTTTGCCACTGCCGGTTTGCACATCCGCGCCGTGAAGATGGCTTTCAGCAGTCTCATCAGCAGCTTGAATTCGTCAATCTTCTCCAGACACTCCACACAGGGTGTGTCCTCATCGCAAGCCATGTTGTTGCACGCGTCCACAATGAAGTGGAAGTTGCGAAACCCAGTACAGGCTTGGTAGCACTTGGTGGTGCAGAAAACCGTGCTCATGAACTCAGGGAATTGATAGATTGGACACCTGCAAAACGGTATCTCTTCAAGGTTGGTGGAATCCAGCGATAGCTGAATCATCTCATCCAACTCTTTTGATTCTTTTGCGCGCTTCATAGTAAAAGTCCCTATCGTTCTCTCGAAGATGGTTCAGGCCACTCCCTCCCATCTGACTTGAGCTACCGGTGAAGAGGTTCAGCATCGCTTCCAACTCGTGCTCACGAATGCCCTCCTTCTCAGCCTGCTCAACAATGTCCTCATACCTCATCTTCAACAGGTCGAGGAGGAAGCGATAGTCATCAATATCTTGGTACCACTTTCGCCAATGCGGAAACAGTTCTGCCAGAAGGGGCAACTTGCTACCCACTACCGCAGCACCGAACGCATCAGCCTCATCATCTGTGCTGAAGTCGTGACCCCAGCGTTCCCTGACAGCATCCAGTACATCGTCCTTATCCGCGCCGCCTTCGCCCGCTGCCACCTTCTTCAAGGTCTTGACGTTCGCCAGAACACAGTAAGGAATCTCATAGCCGTCTCTCTTTGCTGCCACGGTCATGATACGGAAAATCATACCGCTGACCCTGGCCAGATCGAGCATCGACTGGATGTTGTTTGAAACCGTCACATCCTCCCAGGCAATAATGCGAGGAGGGAAGTTACGGAACACAGTCTCGATACGGTCGGCGATCAGCTTCAGCCGCTCGCGAGTCGTACCAGTCCTGGCCGTGGTGCTAATGGCCTCGTGGTGCAGTAGTCTCTGATTGTTGTCGACCACACAGATACCAGTACTGGTCAACGAGAAGTCTAACCCGATGAAATACTGGTTGCCATTGTCGAAGTTCTCAAACAGGTCGAAGTTCTCAAGAACCATCGCCCTCTGTTGCGCTGCTTTCCAATGCGTCTTCGCCATCGTCTTTCTCCTCTTGATTTTGACGACGGAGTTCCGCTTCCTTGTCCAGCAGCTTATTCAGTCCCGCGGGCACCAGTGGCGCCCTCTCTCGGTGAGCACGCTTGGTTGGTAAGGGGTTGTGTGCCCTTCCCTTTTGAACCGGTAGCTCGCCGTCATCATTTAATACTCCTTCTCCACATTGACAGTAGACCTTGTAACCTACAAAATCACCGTTATTCTTCAATTTAAAATACCGACTGCTTGCGAAGTCTTCGCCGCAGTTCTCACATTTGAACCTAAGTTCATGGCCGATCATCGTATACTCCTCCACTCTTCCTCACGGAAGGTCCAGTCTGTTTCTTCCTGTAGTTTGTCAATCTCTTCGAGAGTTCTTTTAGCATACCCACTCGTTGGACGGTCCTCGTAAGAAGACCTGATAGCAATCTTGGCAGAGATAAGAGTCTTACGGGTCTTGTTGGCCAACTGGTACAACTCTTCTTCAGCATCTCTACAACGCCGCCAGTGGTTGAGCTTGCTATCCACCCAGTTCTTCAACCCATAGCCAATCACTAAAATCCAGCAAATGAGTCCTGAGTAGTAGACTAAATCTGAAACCATCTCCCAGTTCAAGCAGCCTCCATCTTTCTCAGGGTGATTTTGGAATCACCATCTTCCTTCACGATGTGCAAGTTGTTACACCCCGCGAAATAGTCATGAACTTTCTTCTGGTGGCCAACAAAGAAGAACAGCTTATCGCCATTCTTCTCAAGGATGAATTCCAACAGGCGCTCAATCCCTACATCATCCACGCCGTTCAGACCCTCGTCATCAATGACGACACCAAGATCCATCATCTCGTTCAGCGCTGTTGAAGCAGCTTTTGAGATTCGAGCTTGTTCGCCAGTCGAGTAAGCATGGTAAGAGAGGTACTTGTCTTTTGTACCACCAATGAAGCGCAGTCCAAGCTCTCCCTTATCCGCTTCGAGCTTGCAGTGATAGTCTCCTTCTGTGAGGATGTCGAGGTTTTCATTGATTTTATCCTGTAAGGACAGCATGAATGAATTGAAGCGAGCCGCCTTCGTAGCCTTCAACGCGGTCTCAAGCTCCTCAGAGGCTTTGATATCTAATTCGCAGCCTTCCACCCTCGTGCGAAGCTCGGAGCGCTCAGCGACAAGCTCAGCGAGTCTGGCTTCCTTCTTCTTCAGGGCTTTACGCTTGGCGTCCGGAGTCTGACTCTCGATCCCCTCCAACTTCGTGGTCAGCTTCTCAAGTTTTGCCTCACACTTGGTGATGAACTTCTCAGCACGCTTGTAGCTTTCGAGTTTCTTCTCCAGCTTGTGGTACCGGTCAAGCTTATCCCGCTTGCCTTCAATCTCTTCAGTCAGTTCATCAACCTTGTCTTCCTCCACCTTCAACGCGTTTCGAGAATTGTCGATGTTGACACTGAGGTCGATCTTGTCTCCCTGCGATTTATCCAGGCGCTTCTTCGCAACCTTGATTCGTCTCGCAAGGTCGGCAGACTTCTGAAGCGTGTTGCCACAGTAGTCACATTCGCCGGACGGGTTCTTTGCCAAGTTGTTGTAAGCTGACTCGGCCTCTTTGATATTGGCCTTGAGCTTAACCATCCGATTCTTAAACTTCTGAACCTTCTTTGTCCGCGACTTGACGTTGCGCTGTGCCGCCTTGAGTCGTGAGTTCAAGATCTCGATGCCGCGCACCTCGTCTTCAATCTCATCGAACTCATCTTGAACCTTATCCTTACCCTCGATAAGCTCCCTGAACTCGTCGCGCTCACTCTCGACCGACTCAATCTCCTCCTCGATCTCTTCGATTTGGGAATCAAGTCGCTCTTGGAAGGTGCCCAAGTCTTCGGTAAGCATATCGCAATCGTCCTCAACCTCCTCGACCTGTTCCTCTTTAGAATTGAGGAGCTTCATGGAGGTGTTCATCTCAGTCTCCAACTCTCTACCCTGCTTGCGAACCTTGGAAATCCACTGGTCGTAACGCTGGGTGTTCAGAATCTCGGAGACCACTGTGTTCAACTCGGTTGAAGTCAGGCCGACTAGCGGGTCTTGCTTCTTACCGGCATACGCACAGTAGTACATAATCTTGGGATTGATCCCAAGCTTGTTGCAGATGAACTTCGTTGTGTCCGACTTCTTGTGCTTCGACATGTCGTTATCGTCGGAGATTTCATCGGCGTACACCTTGACATCGTTGCCCCGGTCTGGGTGGTTCCTGACCCGATCAACGATGAACGTTTCACCATCCACGTCGAACCAGATTGTCACCTGAGTGTACTCATCGTGCTTACCGATGATGTCATCCCTGAGCATCCCCTTTCTCAAGAGGTCTTCAAACAGAACCCAAGGAATCGTCTCACACAGTAGGGACTTACCAGCCCCGTTGGACTCTTGCTCAATCTCATCCCTGTTCTCACCAGTGATGAAGTAAGTCCCTCTATCTAATCGGAGGTCTACATCTTTGATTGTAACAAAGTTATGAACCTTGATTCGTTTAGGTGTCACCACCAGTTACCTCCATCATCATCATTGTAACCATCATTATCAGCACGACCTACAGAGTAGCCCAGCCCAAAGCAACAAATACACGAAACAGCCACTACAAGGGATATCAGTAAAAATTCACCATCCATCAATCCCCTGTGCAAATGTACTTGACTGCCGGGTCAGACCACTCAATCTCGTGTGACTCCTTATTGTATTCGGCTGCATCTCTCTCGATTGCGCGCTCAATCCTCCTATCTTTCACCTCACAGTCAGCCATAACAGCTAAGGTGAAGCTCAAAATGAGGGATGTTATACAACCAGCGAAGAACCCATCAACGAACATCGTTGCCCTCACAGATGTAAGAGATCTTATAGTCGGTCCATGTGATGCCGTCCTCCCGAAGATTGAATTCTGCGGCACCTCTCTCATAGGCTCGACGCATCATGTCCTTCTTTTGCTGTTGGGAGTCATCTACCCCCATGAACCCCAATATAGAAAATGCGATACCGATCACAACACCGATCATAAGAAATGTTAAATCGTCGTTCACGCCGCCCCCTTCTGATTTTTGAGATAGTTTACAACGAAGTATCGACCACGCGTGGTAAGCTTGGGGACCAAGGTATGATCCTTGGACTTGAACTTAGGTTCAACCAGCTTCTCTTGAGCGAGGTGCTGGAGGTCGTGAACCGCCGCGAGGTATTCATCAACTTCAATGCAGGCGTTGTCATAGAGTTCAACGAGCCGGTCACGCTGTCTCGTCGTGGTGACGAAGCGGACTCGGCTCAGGTGGGTGACCGCTGGCTGCAAGAGCCGTTGGACTTTGGTGGGTGTATTGTATCGGACGCCATTCATGGGGAAACCTCTTCTTAGATAATCAATCAACACGTAAATGATCCAGATGGCTAAGGCCACCTGAAACAGCAGGTAGAACACGCCTGCTCCTAAATTTTGGTAGTGAAGTGGTCTTTAGTCAGGCGGTAGACCCGCGTGACATCATCGAGGTCGTAAATGGTCTTCACCACTCCCTCTCGACGACCATCTTTACACGGAACCTTGCCCCATCCATTTCCGGACAGAGTGAAGACTTGGCCATCTTCATTTGGTGCGTACAAAGCCAACGTAATGTGGTCCCCATAATGCTTGTCATCTCCGACAACCACAATGTCACCTCGTTGAATCTCGTGTGGCTCATATCGCGCAGGCGGGATAACCCTCTGCTCAGTCCACTTCTCACGGCTGTTGAGCCGATATGTAGAAGCGAGACAAAGCTCAGCAACCTTCGGTTTGACCCGATAGTTGATACAGGCGTTATCCTCCAGGAATCGGCCAAGGTTCAGACCGCACCAACCTACGAAGATGCCGCACCACGACATGTACTTCTTAGTGCCGTCTTGGACAAACACCTCGGTGTACTGTCCACCGCCGTTCTCCTTGATGTAGCTGGGCCACCATCCGCCAACTTCGACGTAGTACTCGGTGATACGCTTGATGGAACCAGCAATAGCACCCTGAGTGTCAAGAACACATCTGTCCCACTCGGCAAGAGCGCACTCCACCATTGCCTCTCTCAGTTCTACATCACTGTACTTCATCACCTCTCCCATCTGGGTCTTCATCCCAGTCATAGTAAAGGTCATACTGCTTCAAATGGTCAGGAACCTCCACATTCCTCTTGGAGACTTCAAGATCCCAGAACTGCTGGGTCGAACCGTCCTCCTTGAAGACCACATGCTGGATGAATCGATCATGGGGAAACATTTGCTGAATCCTCCCAATCCGACTCAACGCTTTCAAGTTTTCTTTGCCACGACCAAGGAAAAGCCCGATGTTACGGTTGCTTTTGAAGTGGTACTCAAGCCGTACTCTCTTCTGGCTCTCACTACCCTCAATCCTGACACGCTCTTGGGGAATAATCATTTGACAGAGGTAGAGAACAACCTTGAGTAAGTCGTCAAACGTACCCAGGCCAAAGTCCTCATCTCTCTTATAGTCATCTCTGCGCAAAGTGTCATTCACCTTGCTCTCTTCATCGCCGCTCATTTGATCTCACTCCAGCTAACGCTGTATTTCCTCGAAAAGCTCGACGGCTCTAACCGCCACTCTATCATCGACATCATTCTTCTTCATCTGTGCCCGCACAAGGTCAACGTCTCGTTGGCTATCGCCTTCAATCACGTCCACCCTAATATCCTCATCGTCTCTCTTTGCTCTCACTCGGGGCACTGACACATTGTAAAATTCCCCCTTCAGTTTCTCAATCTGTACACGCTGCTCAGGCGTCGGCTCTCCATCGATCTTCACAATCGTCTTCGAGTTGTGGCCGTCGTACGACAAAAACTCCTCGGGGGAAAGCTTGAGGATATCGTACTGATATGGATTCTCGATATAGTCAATGTCATACCCATCAGGTGTGATGTCGAGAACCATGGCCCCACGCCTGTAGTGTTCGCCAAACTTCAGGTCGAACGGAGCGCCAATGTAGTGAACATGGGAGTGGACGTTCTGACGAGTGTGGTAATCACCACCCAGACAGATGTCGAAGTTACTCACCATTTCTGTACTTAGGTTCACCCCAGATGGAGACTCGAACCCGTTGTCCAACATGGCATTCTTCACACCAAAGTGGAACAACATGATATCGAGGTCTCCATCATTCGGGTCAACCAGATCATTACTAATGGCAATCCGTTCTTCCAGAAGCCTGTAGTCTGACTGATACGGGAAGCAGTGAAATGTCACATACTCTCCACTGGGTAGTTCCCAGATGACTTTCCCTTCTCTCAGGACAACGGTCAAGTCGTCCCTCAACTCCTTCAAAGTCCCCAGCACAGTGAACAGGGATCGGCTGTCGGACACGCAGTGGTTCCCCTCCAGAAAGAGGTGGAAGTTGGTTGCCTCGACGATGCGCTTGATCGCCTTGTTCATGTGGTGTGCCGTGATGGGATCGAGGATAGCGGCGTCAGCCGTATCCCCGCCGCTTATGAAGCCGTCATAATCACCGGACTCCAATTCGTCGGCCAACATCTCATAGTAGGCTACTTGAGCCTTGAGAAGATCTGACACCCCTTCTCGGTCCAGCCTGAACTTCGAGTTACTGTTTTGGAAGTGTTCATCACTGGTCACTAACAATTTCATCAGTCAAACTCCTGGACAGATTCCGCCCCTGCTTTCAACGAAGCCTTTTCGAGCTTGACCCGAAACTCAGCGTTCTCCTTGATGAGATCACGTAAGTCAGCTTTCGCGTATTTGCCATTCCAGGGGGCTAAGTAGTGGTCATCATCAACATCAATTGTGTAGACACCGCCCCAGAGCTTTGCAACTCCGGACATCATACCGGCGTCCACGAGGCTTGCCGTGTAGTCGAGACCCATCGTATTCACATAGGGAATCTCAACTTCCCCGGCCAGAACAGTCTCTTGTCTGATCTTGTAGATTTTAGCGACAAAAGGCCAGCCCTGTCGGTACTCCCGGTTGGCGCTGGACTTTTTGGACATCATGTCCTTATCCCAGCCGCGCTGAACCCTGACTCGCAACGTCGCGTAATACTTCAACGCGCTATCGTGAGCCACGGTGTACTTGGCATTGCCAAAGCCAATGTTGTCTCGGAAGTGATTCGTGTAAAGGAAAAGGACACCCAGTCGGGCGAACTTCATCATATTCAACTGGAAGAACGAGTGAATCTCACTCGCCTTGACACCCACCTGCTTACCCTCTTTGATGCCTTTCTTTTCCAAGCGCTTATGGTCCACGCCTGCAATGAGAGCACCAATCGAGTCACACCCAATCATAATGGGTGGCAGGTGGTCGAGCGGATCTTCGCCCATGTCTTCCAATTTGTCAGCCGCCTCAACATAAGGCTTGAGGAAGGCTTTCACTGTCTCATCCAGCACATCCATATTGTGGATGAACTTTGCTGAGTAATCATATTGAGATAGATCGCCGGTCATTCCCTCACGTTGGAGGAACATCTCGGCATAGTCTGCATCGAAATCTTCAGTCGTCAGGTAAAGACTGTGGCCACCTTTGGCTACGTTCTTCGCAAGCGACTGATAGGTGAATGTGGTTTTAAGAGCACCACTAGCACCGTGAATCCCGACGATGCGACCGTACGGGAACCCATATTCAGTACGCTCCTTATTATGCATAAGGTGCATATCGAAGCTGGGATATCCCGTAGAAAGGTAACGGCGAGTACCAAACTTAGCCTGCATCTCGTGCAGACGAAAGAGTGGCCCCGCCGTTCCCTTTACTGACTTCTCGGCCTGACCGAAGAGACCCGATACTAGTTTTTTCGGATCGTTCTTCTTAGCCATGTTTTGAACCTAGGTTCAAGAGAAGTCCAGTCTATTCATCGTCGTCTTCGTCATCCTCTTCTTCCTCTTCTTCCTCTTCGAGTTCCGCACGGAGTCGTGCAGTCTCGGCGTGGTCTTCAGTGGTGAGGACATCCTCATCATCCACATCGTCCACGTCTTCGCCATCCTCGTCACCGAAGTCATCCGGATTGAGACCCGAAGTTTCCAGGTCGTCTTCCGGATCGTCCCCCTCGTCGTCATCCGACTGAGGGGCGTACGAGTGATCGTTCTCGTCGAGGTACCCCTCGATGAGCTTATCGTCGAACTTCTCCAGAGCGTAGGCTCGGGCTTCCAACGAGTCGTCTTCCGGCTCGATGTTCTTCATGTCGACCGCAAGCTCGAACAGGTCATCCAAACTGACCGGGCACTTCCACCCTTTGGTCTTGGAACTGGTCGTGAACCGGACCTGGTACTCCTTCTTCTTGACATCCTGACCACCACGGCCAGCGAAGGTATCGCCGTCGTTGGTGCGGATAATCTGAAGCAGCCACTTGTCGGGGTGCCCCAGAGGGTCTTTGTCCTCCTCGATGTGCTTGACTTCGTGCTCCGAACGGATGGTCTTGCCAACCGTCTTGTTCACGGACACGAGACCGGGGCTTGCCTTTGCAGAAGCCGCCATGTCATCGGGCATATCATTGGGAGGGTCAATCTCACCACGGACAACTTCTCCGAAGGTGTCGCCCCACTCCTTGAACAGCTTCTTGTCGAGTTGCGCGAACCGACCAGTCGTGTCGATCTTGAAGAACGCGCTGTAGTCGACGACCTGAAGGTACACTCGGTGCGCCTCCATGTTGTCCCTGAATGCTTGCTTGTTGGGGCCAACCTTGGGCTTGCCCTTTTCTTCGTAGCGATTCCACGCCGACTGGCAGCGGATGCAGTTCCCGAAGAAGTTGTCAGTCTTGAATGCGTCCGGATCATTCGGGTCCGGAACCGGATCTTTTCGAGCGCAACGGTGGAAGGGTCCATAGTGAACCAGTACATCCATCGTCGGCTCAAGGGTCTTGCCCTTGCCGGGAATGACTTGCCAGACGTTCAGGCCGTCTCCAACCCGAATGCCCTCAAACTCAGAGGACATTTCGTCGGCGCGCTTCTTGCGCTCGTCATTGATTTTTTGCTCAGTTTCTTCGTTCCGAAGATTGAAACCCATTTCTCTTTCCTTTCTTGCTCAGTTCTGTGTCATCGTTGGCAGAGTATACCAAATCACGATTTGAATTTCATAAAGCGAAGTTGTTTACTTCAGGTGGAATCCACCTTGATCCGCAACTTCCTCAATGTCGCCGCCGTCCTCTTGGAGCTTGCGACTCGCTTCATAGATAGAAGCTTGGTTGCCCACCATCAGGCGAGCGATTTCGATTGCCTTGTCCACTGTGCCACGAGCGGTCCACAACATATTCTTGCGGGTTTCCGTCTCGGCGATTTCAGCCTTGTACTTCTCGTACTCAGGCTGGGTCCGGACTTCTGCATCGATAGACTTCCCGGTAATCTTGGACCCCTTTTTCACAAGGGGGTTCTCTGGGTTGTCTTTCTGTGCGTACAACGCTTCTTGCTCCGAGCGCCAGATTCGGAACTCGTCCTCAGTCTTCTTGAAATACTCCTCAAGGGAGTACGCGAGATTGCCGACACCGTGCCGGACCTTCAGCAGAAGCTTGAACACCGGAACTGGGTCGTGCTCAACAAGTGAAAGGGCGTCCAGAATTGAACTCAGGTTCACCTGCTTGGCCTCGCCGTCGTCCTCCAGCACGATATCCATCGCATCCAGAAGGGCTTCGGGGAGTTGACCGTCAAGGTCTGCCAGTAGGATTCCTTGGTCACCATGGTCGATGGCGTCAGTGAGGTGCTCCATCATGGCAACACCACGTTCGCCTTCGTCTAGGTCGAGAACAACTTCAGGTACTTCAAACAATACTTTTGCCATTTCTCAGCTTTCCTTCAGTTCAATGAAATCAATGGGATCCCAGACAACACGACAGTAGCAACCACTGCTACCCATCGAGACCTGAGCACGCCCGTTCCAAAAATCCACTACTCCAGTCACTTCAATCAACTGGCCACGCCACGGACGATGGATCTGACCGTTGTCATCAGGCTCAAAAAGCCTTCGACTCTCAAAGAACCCAGGCCACATACGGACCTCGTGTTCCTCTCCAGCATCCACCAGTGTCAATGAAGCGTACCAGTTCCCGTACTTCGTCTTGCGGTAGTAGATCTTCTCCACGTAACCGCCGATGAAAACCTTCTCCCCTTTCTTCTTGTTCTTCACCATCGCGTCGCCAGTATAGGTCTCCACGTTCTTATGGAACGGCGCAACCTCTTTCCATGGCTTGATGATCATTCCGTACCGCTCATTGCGGACGGTGTACCACCTGAAACTATTGCGATGGGCTAAGTCGAATGGGATTCCATCATCTCTTCGTCCGTTTTCATCTCGGATTCCGAAGTACTGTTCGGCGACTTCCCAAGGCTCACCCAGTGGGTCAAAGAACCCAGACTGAATCAACTTTGATACAACACCCTTGTGGACGCGCCGTGTTTCCACTGTCTCAATCATCTCCTCCAATGAGTCGAAGGAGCGACGGTCTTCTTTGCATAGTTCTTCAACTACGGACGGGCCAATTCCTTTGATCCGCTGTAGCGGCCAGAAGATGGCGTTACGACCGGGCACCGGCTCGAAGTCCGGAGCGTAGCCAAAGATATTCGGGTACACGATTTCAATGTCGTTCTCCTTGAGGAGATACTTCATCTTCATCGCGGAGTTATCCCTCGAGTCGTCGTCAGACGAATACTTCAGGACAGCGCACCATGCTTCCAGAGGTTCCCGAACCTTGATAAAGGCTTGGACGTAACTAAGAAGTGTGTACGCAACGGCATGAGATTTGTTGAACCCGTACTCAGCGAACTCAACAATCTTGCCCCACAGCTTGTCGAGCAATTCCTTATCATACCCGTTCTTCAGACCACCCTCGACAAACACGCTGTGCCACTTGCGCATCTCATCGATCTTCTTCTTACCACATGCCTTACGGACGTAATCCGCTTCGGATGGAGTGAGACCTCCGATAGCCTGAACGATCTTCATGATTTGTTCCTGATAAACAATCAGGCCATGAGTCTCGCCTAGAATTGGTCTGAGGTCAGCATGGTCGTACTCAGCCTTCTTTCGACCATGCTTGATATCAGCAAAGTCAATGTGGGCATCCACAGCCATCGGGCCAGGACGAACCAGAGCAACAGCCGCCACAAGCTCATCAAATGTCGTAGGTTTGAGTTGCCTCAAGTACTTACGCTGAGACCATGTGTTGAACTGGAAGATACCCTTTGTCTTCACCTTGGTGAAGAGTTCAAGAGTCTTCGAGTCATTCAACGGGATCTCTTCGAGTGGCGGGTACTCCACCCCCTGTCGAGCCTTGATAAGTTGCTTGGCGCGGTCAACAATCGACACACCATCAACCGTCAGGAAGTCAAACTTAGGGTGTCCAGCCGCCTCGCAGTCTCTATCCTTCCACTGAGTAACCACACCCTTGGTCGCATGGTAGTTGACCGGGATGCAGTCGAACCATGGTTCACGAGTGATGAGTGTACCAGCGGCGTGAACCCCTGTCCCTGTAATGGTCTCCATCAAGGGCATCACTACATTTTCAATCCAGTACTCGTGCTTCTGGTAGAACTGCTGGAACTTGTCATTCTCATCAAGACGTTCTACGAGTTCTTCACGGCCACGAGAAGTAGCCTTCGCATGTGTATTGGACAGAATGTCATTCAGACGTGCGTAACTGTACTGCACATGAGTGGTGTTGCCTTTGGCGTCAACCGAGGGGACAGCATACCCATTTGACCGAGCGATATTCTTGATGGCGCTAACCACCTTCAGACGCCCATAGGTTCCGATGGAGAGTACATGTTCCTCTCCCCAGCGCTCCCTGCAATACCTCTTGACCTCATCTCTTGCCTCAACACTAAAGTCGAGGTCAATATCAGGAAGGTCATTACGGTCGGGGTTCAGAAAACGCTCAAAGATCAGTCCGTGCCGAAGAGGGTCAACCCTCGTGATGTCGAGCAGGTATGAAACAAGACTGCCTGCCGCAGAGCCACGAGCGTACCCTCGACCCAACCCAACCTCGTCAACGTGCCTGCACACGTCTCGAATGATGTGGAAGTAGTCAAGGTACCCAAGCTCCTCGATGATCTTCACCTCGTGCTTGAGGCGTTCGACATACTCAGTCAAGGGTAGCAGTGTCGAAGGGTCTTCCTCCTTCGCCACGTGCTCGTGAGGCCGCTCGTCGAGCAAGTCCTGCTCAGACAGCAACTCCTCAAGTTGAAGGATGCTCGCCAAGTTTGAACTCAGGTTCAAAGTGGGGCATATCTTCTTGAGGAATCCTTCACCGATAAACTTAAGGATGTCACCCTTGAGTGAGCCAGTCTGTAGCTCAGCCTTGGGCATCATGTACTTACCGGTTTCAATCTCAGCGTTGCACTTCTCAGCAACCTCGTCGAGATTCTCCAGACATTCCTGGAGGACACCTTCTTCAATGTAGTTGTGTTTTTGTGAAATGGATTCTTTCACTTCCTCCAGCGTAGGTAGGAACCCTTGGCTTACGCGCCGTGGAAGGTTGTCTTTGATTCTTCCCCCATCCATCCCCCGAACCACATCGTACAAGTGGTCGTATCCCTCTTGGTGGTAATGGGCGTTGAATGTGAAGACTTTCTTGATGGAATCCAGCGCGGAAGAACGAGTAATGGATTTGTTCTTCAGTCGCGCAGGTCGGTTCTCCGACAGTGGATTGATTCCCAGGTAAAGGTCTTCACCGAAGATTTCGTTCAACTCTACAATCTTGTGAAGCTCATCCAGTTCAGTGGTGTTAGGCTTGGTCTTGCGACCCCAACCGTCCTCCACCGGTACAACACAGATGAGTCCTTCAGCACGCTCTCGAATGGCATCGATGTCCAGCCGGGGCATGAAGTAGAACGCGCCGCCGTCATCGCGGTTGACGCTCACGTTGTTGAGTTGAATCAGGTGCTTCAAACCTTCTTCATTCTTGGCGTACAGTAGGAGTACACCTTCGACGTTCTCTTTCTTATCCTTCTCCCGAATGTCGAGGTCCGGAGTAATTGCGAACTCGCCGCCGAGTACAGGCTTGATGTCATTCTTCTGACACGCCTTCTGGAATTGGAGCAACCCGCCAAGGGTTTGTTTGTCGCTCACTCCCAGTGTTTTGTACCCAAGTTCAGCAGCTTGCTTCGCCCAGTCTCCAGGGTTCATTACCCCAGAATTGATAGAATAGGTCGTGTAATTCTGAATCGACCATAACTTCATTTATCATCGCTCCTTAAATTTATATTCAGCGTTTGCTCACTACCCTTGCTTCTTTCATCGTAGCGAATCTTAAGCTCATTCAGTTCAGTACGAACTTCTTCAAGCTCCTTCTCAACTTGCTTGCGCCCTAGCCTCTCGGAATTCAACTCTTCTTGAACTCGGGCCACAAGCTTCACCATGTCGTAGGACATGCGAGTTGACAGGAACTCTTCCTCCTCCATAAACTCCATCGCCGCCCGAATCAGGTTTACAAAAAACCCAAACTCGGTTGAGCTGTTCAGCTTCATCAACGACGGGTCCATGGTCAGACATGCACGATCATGAGTCGCAAACTTAAATCCCTGGTCAACCGGGTCTTCATAGGTGGTCCTCAACCGGGGAAATTCTTGCCTAAGCGTGTCGGCAAGTGGTACAGGGAATCTTGGCACGATCACTCCTCTTCATCAGATTCAATCACGTCCTCAACATCTTTATGCTCAAGTTCAACCGCAAAAATCTTGCACATGTTGCGGTGTCGCCTGTCACACTCTTGGCACTCAGGATGGCTCTCATTGTAGAAGCCGTCAGATGGCTCACACTCTTCAGTCATACTACTTTACGGTTGAAGAACGCCAATACGTCACTCGTTGCGGTGTGCGCGAAGCCGTACCGATTCAGTACGACGCCCTGATACCTGATCGAATTCAGTTCATCTTGTTCGCCTTCGAGACTGTTAAGACGGGCGTCAACCTTCTCAACATCGTCACCATGGCGCTCCAGAAGCCGCTTACGAAGTTCTATTGCCCCACCGGGGCACATAACCCTTATGGCGCATACAATGTCGTCTCCGAAGTTCTCACGAATTTGTCGGACACCTTCAGTGTCGACCACGCAGACTATCTGCTTGCCCTCATCCATCGGACGGGTGAAGGTGTCATAGGTGTAGCCGTAGTGGTTGCCACGATACTCAGTGGTCTCCAAAAACTGACCAGCCATGGACATCTCTGCGAAGTCCTCTTCGGAGATGAAGTAGTAATCCTCTCCATCCACTTCACCTTCTCGTGGTGCGCGAGTAGTGTGGCTCACTGCCTCTACTATATCCCTGGATGATTTAACCACCCAGTTGGCGATAGAAGTCTTACCTACACCCGATACCCCAGACAGCAACAGGATTTCATACATGCTCTCTCCTTGTACTTATACAATGCCGTTAGGCTAGAATTGTTCCGGCTCAATACGAGAAAATTGCGGTCCCGCAGATGTTCGCCCTCACTGAATCGGCGCCCATCTTCTTGCGCACCTCCTCCATCTCTTCAAAGCTTTCAACCTTGAAAATTTCCTCAACCGGGTAGAACTCGAACCCCAGCTTGTAAACGTGCACCTTGTTCTCATATGAGGGGAAGTAGACATCCCCTTCATCAACACCGTGTTCAGACAGTGCCTCTTGAACTACTCTCTTTGAATCGGGTCTCTCAGACATACAAGCTCCTTTCTAAACTCCATCAAGTCATCACTCGTTATACGCCCAAGGTGACACTCTTCAAGAGATAAGTCGACTTCATGGGCCAGGATTTTAGCGATTGATTCAATCATGTCATCAACTTTCAAGACGGTCCCGCCAGCCTGACTGGAAGACCAACCCGCTAAATAAAACTCACGGTCGTAAATCGTGAGTGTGTAGAAGGTGTAAGACATGTTCCATTTATAAGATGGATCAGCCAGTTCACAACTGTACCTAGTCAGGACACCTCTAACCGGAGGTGGCGCCATCTTGATCAACGCATCCGCCAGAAGGTTTCCTGTCCATTTCAGCACTGACGTGATTGGTTGAGTCCATTTCTTACCAGTGTCACTCATTATCAGGATTCCTTGAACTCAAGTTCAAAATAAAATTGCACCCTTTCGGGTGCCGATCAGTAGCCATATCCCTTGGGACTTAGGCTATAAGTGGCGTGAGTAGGACTCGAACCTCCTTAACTCAGTGGCCAAACCGAGCACTCCCCTCCGAAGTTACTCCCTATTCACATTGCGCACTGTGAGCAGGCTTCACTTGGGAACACGCCGTCGATTAAGACTCTTCACACTCTGGTGGGTTGAACTTATACCAGAAGAACAACGCCAACCACGCGAGGTTGGCCAACAGGACGCCAATTCCGGCAATCGCTGAAAGAGTCTGGCCAAGATTCTGATAGTAGAATGGATTCCAGATGCCCCATGCCGCGTAAAACACGAACGGAGCAATACTAACACCACTTACTTTCTTATCTTGATAGAGACGGTGCACATTCATCCAAAGGATGACTGCGCCGCCGCATTCAAAGATAGCATTCACAACGTCAAACATGTCTGCCTCATCAGAAATCTTAATACAGTGCCAGAAGAGGGGATCGAACCCTATGCCGCAGCATCGCTACCGTGTGGCCACATGCGCTTCTGACATACCTCTGCTATCCACCGGCTATTCGACCGTCGATTGACCTCCATTGGCGCGAGGGTTTGTCACCATTTCAGATGATAGACACCAAGGGAGCTTGTGGATGCTTCAACTGGCCGTCAAAACTCGGCCCAGCACGCGAGGCGTGCCAAGTAGCAGGTACAGGACTCGAACCTGTGTTACAAGATTATCGGTCTTGCGTTCTACCTGTTGAACTAACCTGCCGTGTTTTCAGTGTTTAAATTCAGCCCACACAATGTACCCCATCGCTACTATGGCGACAATGCAGGTGGCAATGTAGCCCACGAGCAAGACCATCCCGATTGGTGAAGAGGGGTCAATACTGGATGTGTCGGGTTGGTTGGACGGGTTCAGCGGACTCGCTGGATTTGCGGGGTGGATTGGATTGGTGATAGACATGATACTTCCTTTGTTATGGTTTGACACAAGCCGACCGGGGATCGAACCCGAAGCCAGGGATTTGGAATCCCTGATGTTTCCAGTTACACCACCGGCTTAATTCAAGAAGTGTGGAGGGATTTGAACCCTCGGTGGGTTTACTCGTGCAACACTTCAAACGCTACACCCACTTACATGTTGCCTCTGCATTAAACCGCTCTGCCACACACTTCATAAGACCGTAGACGTTCGGAAGCATGCTCCAACATACCAACCAATCTTCATTGTCACAGTGACACCAATCACAATTTAACAACTTAATAGAATGGGTTTCTTACTCGTCTACGGTCAATAGCAAATACCGGACTCGAACCGATGTCGCCCCATATAAGGGGAAGTCTTGGCCATGCTTACTCGCACCGTGTCGACCCGATGCTTTCAGTCCAGACTGAATTTGCCAATCGTCTCTCCGATTGTCATACCATGTTGTGGTGAATTCACCCATGTGTACAGCATGAGGTATATCACCCGGCTCATTGGTATCGCGCCGCCTGTTGGCCTTTCGACCAGTAGAGAGTGCGGATTTGAACCGCTCGCGTGTCGAGTCTACACAGATGAAACGTCACGCTTTACCCGGCGAGCCTGTATGCCCTCTCTTTACCACAGCTAATGATTGTCCCGGTTTGCGATGTCACAGGCTGTACTTGTACCACCTGTGTTTTACACCTGGGTGACGGATTTAGCTGTCAGTTCCGCCTGCTTGTTGGCCGAAGCCATAGTCCGGGCAGGACTCGAACCTGCGACGAGGTTACATAGGCTGCATGCCGCCTATCCTCGCTGTTCCACACTCCAGTCTGTATGACGGGTCATGACGCCGTACAACAGGTGGACCTTGCCCGAATTGAATCTAAGTGGAGAGGTGGGGATCGAACCCACGCTCGAATGAGCTAACCGAAAATCATCATACTCTCCAATGGAGGCGGCGGGTATCGAACCCGCGTCCGCGATGCGATCCTCACGTACTTTCTTCGTGCATAGTCTGTGTTTTCACACCAGAACGACCCCACAGACAGGGATGAACTGGTGCCCCTAAGCATGAACTTAGGTTCAAGATGGTTATAGGGGATTATCCCATTCTTGAACCGCAACCCGTATGTCGTAGGTCCAAGTTCACCTACGGGCAAACTCCCTTGGACCGCCGCTTATGCGGCTGCGCGAACCTCAGTTTCCTGAGTGGACTCACGGTAATCCGCGAGATTCACGACTTCAGCTTTATCGTTGCCAATTGAACGGTTGCCAGTGTTTAGAGTGTGAAAGGCCACCACTGCACGCTTGTACGGATTCAGCGCTCACGTCGAAACCAGAGCGCCCCCGTATAGCATCTGAGATAAATCCTGAATGAACCGAAGTTCTAAGACAGGTCTACGAAGCTTGCTATAGCTAAAACTTCCCCAGATGCTAGGGCGTCTGACGGGACTCGAACCCGCGACCTCGGTATAGACACCGATGCTCCCTCCACTGAACTACAGACGCCATAGTTGGCTGACCTTTCGGTGCAACCTCCCATATCCAACCACCGATGAAGGACGGACCCACTCACCGATGAAGACTTAGGGAATCAATCAGGTAAACACTTCTTCGTACCGGGTCAGGAATAATTCCTCAGCCTGTTCTGGCCCCATGAACCCAAGCTCTAGCTTGTCCAGGTCCACCTTGACATCGGGTCGAGGGTAGGACCATTCGTGATTGGTCGGGACCAGATAGCGGTCCTTCTCTACAAACAGCATGGCACAGTCAGCCGTTGTAACTGGTGCCGGTTGTGGCCAAGGAAGACCCCATTTCTCAGCCACCCCTTCGAGGAGGTAATCCTCAAAGAGCTTGATGATAGGGAACGCATCCTTGATCGGCTTTGGCATATCCCCAAAGATGTACTCACCAGCGTCGTGAATCAGTCCCCACTGAGCGTTCAGACGCACCCAGTCCTTCACCAGCATGTCATCGGATTCCAACGGTAAATCGTTTATGAACTCAGGTTCAACCGCCAATTCCTCAGCCAAAATGGAAACGTTGACACTATGTTGAGCCACCGAGTAAAACTTGAGTGTGTCACCATTGTAGCGACACTGCTTGCCCAGTGAGTGAACCATCTCATCGGTATTGAGTTGATCCAGCTTCAGGTCGAACGGCGTAAGCTTCGTGCCGTATGCCTTCTGGACCCAGCGCTTCTCAGTGTGAAGTGCTCGAATTTCGTCGTACTTCTTATCGCTTCTCATGGTTCCCTATCACTTCTTCAGCATTGTTTTTGACAACCAAATACCCTTCCTTCAGACTTACCACGCCTACCAGGGTTCGGTGTATCCGAGCCAACTTCTCATTCTTAACAGGGTCAACAGGGTCACCCACCTTGGACGGAGGCATTGCCTCGATAAGTTCTTGCTCTAACTTTACAGCTTTACTTATCAGATATTCGGCATCATGCTTGATGCATTTATTGAAACTGAGCCTAAGTGCGTCAAGCTCATCAACCTTATCACTCAAAGCCTGCCACGTCATCGCCTATCACCTTTAAACCTAAGTTCAAATTACTGCTCGCATTCCTCATCCTCCAACTCTTTGGCTACGACAACGTTCCGATACATGGACATAAACTGGGAGCGGTATCCGTAAATTTTGAACTCGTAACACTTACCGACTTCTACCTTTCCGTAGACATCGGATGAGTCCCACTTACCATGGATGAGTGTGTCTGTGTTCTCAAACGTCTCATTTCTGGTGAAGACCAAATACTTATCCTCACCATTCTTACCGTAGCGCTTGGTCTCCTTCCCAGTCACGCGGTCAACTTCAGTCACTTCTTTGTAGACCGTGCCACCCGGCTCGCAAGCCATGAGCGCAATTAGGCAAACAATCAACACCATCCAAAAACGCATTTTCTCTCCCTGTACTTATACAATGCCGTAAAGTCCAAAATTGTTCCGAACTATTTCATAAAATTCAAAGCAGTGAGCAGGATGCCAATGATGACACCCAGCATACCCGCTGTGACCATCCCGGTGATGTAAGTCCTCGGGGAGATCATGATATCTATTCCCAATTCCATCTCTTCTCCTTGTACCTATACAATGCCCGTTAGGGTCAAATTGTTCCAGATTTCGTCAACTTTTTTAGCTGGGCACGCTTCACCCTCAAACGCTGCTCACTATTTGCAATCACGTACCGGCGCTTCTTATAGTACGATAGAAATTCAGACTGTGTGAGTTCGTCAGGGTCAGCCCCCTCCCTCTCAATCTTGATGATACTGGTCAGCTTGTAAGACATGAACTCGCTCACCTGTTTGGCTACCTCTCTCGAAGCTTCCTCAGTGCCGTAGTCCAAGCAGACGCAAACCTCTTCACACTCTGCATCCCGAATCAGTCGAAGCTGTCTCTTGCTGATGTTCACCCCAAATATGCAGGTGGCATGAAATCCCCAACTCAAGATCCTGGCAGCGTCAAACAGGCCCTCGCAGATGAACAACACCTTGCCCTTCTTCACCTTGGTGTAATTGTAAAGAAGCCTCGATAGAATGGCACCCGGTGGATTCAGTGTCTTAGGCTGGACCGACCTACTCATTGCATAGGCCAAGTACCCTCTATTCTCCTCCGATGCTACCTCGAACAGAACTCTATTCTTCATGGCTCCGTACTGCGGCGGCACATAGAGTGGATTTCTATCGAGGAACCCATCGGGGTCATATCCTCTCTCTTGTTCAAGCCACGCTCTAACACTTGCCTCCATCTCAGAACCGACCACAGGAATGGACCCGTCCACCCAAGCTTCCACATTCTCAACTTCAGTGGAGTCAACCTTGGTGCTGAAATCCATGTCAAGCTGCCTGTGAAGCATCCCAAGGTCTGCGTTAAGTTCTTCCAGGTTGGTAGCCCGGTCACCGCTTACGATGGCCTCAGCGCGCTTGTAATCCACGTCGAGGAACTTGTGCACGAACCAAGGGATAGACCCTTTCCAACGACAGGTCGCCCGGTGACACTGACAGGCTCCTTTTTCAACATTCAAATCAAACGATGCTTCTTGGAATGTGCCGCCGTCGCAAAACGGGCAGACCATCCGGTACTCCATCCCGTTCTTACGATAGCGTAGCTCGGCGTCGGGGAAGTGCCGCTCCACGAACTCGATGACTTTCTTATGCTGCTTAGGATTGGACTTCATCTTTTTTATTCGCTCTTTTTACGTTGAACCCATCCTGCTCTGTGTACCCTTCTTTGAACTTCTTAATCTTGTAGACAATCTGATCGGGATCCTCTTCAGGGCTAATCTTACTGTCGAACGCTTCATCCCAAGGTATAAGCCTCAGCGACGGGTCAAAGTGGAAGTAGTTCTTCTTACTGTCTGTCACACCGTCACGGTTCTTAGTGACTTGTATCGTGGCCCGGTTGAGCATCTGGTCGGTGTCTGACTTATTGAACATGATCATATCATCGCAGACACGCGAGATGTCATAAGAGCCAGCGGCGTCCTCGTTCTGAACTGACTCCTTCTTGACCGACGAAGCCTTCATAGGGAGTGTCGAGATATTGATCAACCCTCGCTCCATGGTCAACTGCTTGTTCTCGTAGTAGACCTGCCCCTTCCCTTGGTGCCACGCATCCTGACGGTCTCTCGCCTCTTGGTGGTCGGGAGAGTCAATCGCTAAGACATGAATCTTAATACCAAGATCCATCTCTATTTCTTCAATCATCGAGTCAATGGTGTCAGCCGTGAACTTCTTAGGCTGAACCTTGGCCATGATGATTTGACCCCACCCCTTCTCTTTGGCCTTCCTGAAGAACTTGCCGCCCGTCCTATTCTCAAGGGCGTTCTCATACAAGACCTGATAGTTCTCATTCAGAATAATGGAATCAAGTCGTGATGCGGCTTGCACATACCGGTTCTCAGCAAAGACGTACAGGACGTTCATCCCGTTCTTTGGATGTGCCGCCAGCCGGATGAAGTTGGTAAGCAGTATACTCTTGCCTGCGTATGTCGGGCCACCAATGGCGATGACCTCTTCAGTCTGGAAGCCACGCGTAAAGTACTTCTTGAAAGGGGAAAGATTCAGCCCCATCTTCATTGTGCCTTCAGCATCTTCCGTCAGGTGGATGCGCTCAGCCTGACGCTGGTCCCAACCTTCATTGTAGTTGAACAACTCGTACTTCTCTTCAGAAGAACGGATGTTATTCATCTGCGAACCAACCACGTCGATCAGTTCGTCTAGCGGGGTGCCTTGAACAAGCTGGTCTGTACCCTCAGTCAACATCTCAATCATGTCCTGACGGCGACGCTTATCAGACATGAATTTGAGAGACAGTCCGGAACCCTCAATAGGCTCCCTGACCAGTGAATTAATGAGGTCGGCCATCGCCTCTTTATCAGACTTATCCTTCTTCTTATCGAGATGAATCTGAGCCTTAAGAGTCTCCGGCGTCACCGTGTCAACTTTCGACACCTCGATCATCTGCTTGTACAGATACCTGAGCGGATGGTCGTTAAGATGCTTGGGCCGGATTTTTGCGCGGCGAGCACGCTTAAGAATTTGCTCATCTTGCAGGCACCCAGCTAACAGGCGCTCCTCGAAGTCCATGCTCATAGATCCCACTCCTCACGAGTCCTCTCCCTAAACTTACCCTTCGGGGAGAACTCAATCACTCGATAATTTCTCATCAACGCATTCCACACACTGTACCCATACTTACCCATGAACCCACCTTTTGCGACGGGACCATTCTCAGTTTTGACGTACCTGTGAGGGAACTTCACATTCATAACAAGCGTTGTCGGCTTGGACTCAGATGTCCTCTTCTTAATCAGGTTCTCAAAGACCCCAATGATCTGGTCACTGGTCTTTGACTCCTTGCCCACCTCATCCACAACTAGAAAATCGCAACCCATGATGAAGTTCATGAGTCGCTTATCATCGGGTTCATCGCCGTAATCAGCTTTATTGTACAGGGTCATCAGGTCTTTGAAATGGATGTAGTAACCTGTGAACCCAAGTTCAATCGCTGCACAGAGGATGTGGATGGCTGTGATTGTCTTACCGGCTTCGTTGTGACCGTAGAACGCCCACGAAAGTGCACGCTCGTAAACCTTGCCATCCAGGTTCTCCATGTACGGGTCGAACAGTTCTTCGTACCCGTCTAACGGCGTGTCGCGAGTGGTCTCGTCAATGAGACTGTACTCCCTCACACGTCGCTCAAAGATCTCACCGTGCTCCCCCATGGCAACCTCAAGGTCGTGCGGAGGAATGTTGTATTGCAGGAACCTCAGCTTGAAGTGGAACTCTTTGGTGTGGTCGGGGCAAATGTAATTCTCACCTTGAGCACATTCATCACAGCCCCTACAGATGCGCTTACGGTATTGCATCAGTCGATTCGTATTCCTCTCAACGAGGAAGAAATCAAATTCATCACTCATTCTTGAACCCAAGTTCAAAAGTCATCCCAATCATGCGCTGTTGTACGACCTGCGATATCATGTGCCGCAGAACCGGTAGAGTCATTCTCATGGATATCATCGTCCTTCTTCAACTCTCCGCGAGCGTAAATCTCAGGCTCATCGCCGCGCTCCAGGAATCCCAGCAGGTTACCCCTGTCTCTCTTCTCCCACTGTAGCCATGTCTTCATCTGCAACTCGGTGTACTTCCGGAAGACAGTAAGAACAGACTTGAACTTGGACTCGTCACGCTCACCAAGACTCTCAGCAATCCTGTTGAAAACCCGTCGAACTCTCTTCTTCTCCCCGGTCTCAAACTTGAAACCTCTACCTACAACATCCCGGTAAACGGACTTGAAGATCCCATACAATGTCTCTCGGTTAGCGCCTTGAATTCTCATGCTGCACCCTTCAGGATTTGGTCTGGGTTAATGAACTCTACATCATGACCTTCGTCACGATACGTGTTTATGCGGACATCGGCATGTTCTGAATACCAAACATGTCCTCGGTCAGCGAAGTCGTAGTACTTCACCGTTTCTTCTAGCTCTGTATCAACCTCCCCATTCGGCCCCTTCGTCTTACGGAGGATTCGTCCAATCTTCTGAATAGCCTTCACATAGCTTTTACCTCCAGCCATGTTGATTCCAACGTCACAATGGAAGTTCAACCCTTCAGTCAGAACGGTCCCGAATAAGACCCGCAAGTCCCCCTGCTTGAAACTCTTAATCATGCCTTCGCGGTCGTACGTGCTACCATGGCAGAACCCGATTTCACTACTGGGAATCCCGTAGTCTCCAGCCATCATGTCTTCGAGGATGTTGCCGTGTTCGATACGGCGGACAAACCCGATGACCTGCTCCCCTTGTTCATACGCACCATGCGTAATCTTGGAGATGATGTTATTCCGGATGTCATCTTCGACGATGATACGGTTGTACTCTCGGTTGTATTGGAGCGGGTCAGAATCAAAGTACACCTGATTCTTAACGATGTTGACGTACGGCTTGGCCAAGTACCCTAGCCGGATAAGCTCACTGGCCTTGACTCGCGCAATGACGGGTCCAATGTACGAATACAGGACAGCGTTCATGTCCCCTTCGGAACCATCCTCCAGCTTGATAGTCGAAGTCTGTGGAGTCCCTGAGAAACCATGAACAATGGACGCCTTGCTACACCAGTCACAGATTGTCTGCCATGTCTTAGCCTGAAGGTGGTGGACCTCATCGAACACTAGGTACTCGACATCCTTCAGGTAGTCCCTGATATGGTCCTTCCCCTGTGTAAGAGTTGCGTCGATAGCAACCGTAAACTGCTTGGGATTCCACACACCAGCGCCGATGAAGCCGACCGGCTGTTGCATGTAGTCAGCCAACTCCGACTGTAGCTGTCGAGCCAAGTCCTTAGAGTTGATGACGACCAGAGTCTTCTTCCACCATGAGTTCATCAGTGCCGCCATGATGACGGTCTTACCCGCGCCGGTACACAGGTCAAAGATTCCCCGCGTCTTCTTCAGGCCAGTGATGAGTGAGTCGATCTGATAGCTACGAAGCTTCAGTGGGTTGCCACCAATCCTCATCCCTTTCAGAAGAACCTTCACCCTGTCCATGTCCGGAGAGCGAGTGACAAGTCGGCGGTCATCAAGCTCGAACTCCCTGTTGAGCTTCTTAATGATTTTGACCACTCGCGGGAGCGCCCCAGTCCGGAACCTCCCCTTCTTAGTCACAAGGTACTTGTACTTCCTGAGATACTTGTTAGCCCTCCTAGCGTAAATGTCATTCTCGACACGCATGTGAATCCTCAGATACCTGATAACATCAGGCGGGGCATCCACGTACGAAAACTTATCAGTCACTTGAATCTTAATCATCTCTTCCTCTCATCATGTCATTTCCTTACACCTTTACAATGCCGAATACCCTCAACTTGTTCCACGCAAAAAGGGGTGGATTTCTCCACCCCTTAGTGCTCATACAGATGTAACTTGTGTCAAATCAAGTCAGGAAACCTAACCACTTCCAGGTCCATCTTTGACTGCCCCGGCTTCACAGACTTGATGAACACCGGCTCGTTCGACATGTTGTAAGGTGGGTATGTCATTGGAACAATGTCACCCGGCTCGAACCGGATTCCATCGACATACTTAGCTGAGCAACTGTAGAAAATCTTCCTCGATGAATTAATCTTAGCGAGACGCCTGACAACGTGATTGGCGACATACGAAGAGTTCACAAAGTCGGCATCAACAGTGAGAGTCCTACGGTTGCCCTTTGCTTTGTCAGCATTCCTACAGTATTCGTTATTAGACGAGTCAAGAGTAATCCTCTTGTCGAAGCCACCATCCATCCAGTTCTTCTGGTAGTTATAGATGACCTTATTGTACAGGTCACGGTAGCCTCTATCATCCTCCTCGACCTTGTTGAGAAGGTTCAGATTGTGGGACAGAGGTTTGTTCCACTTGACCTCTTCAATCCTGAAGTCTGAGGTTTTGAACCTAAGTCCACTTCCATAGAGATACCAGAGGATGCCCAGTTGTCGACACAGCTTAGGGATTAGAACCGAGGGACTCATCTCTTCTTCGATGTAGACCGCCGCCTCATACTTGCGCGTCTTGGCTTTCACCCTCTCAATACTCTCTCTATCAATCATCTCGGAGTTGAACGGGTACTCCCCATAGTGGTCGATATAGTGGTTGATGATGTCACATGGGTGGGTGATTACAGCGCCACCACGTTCGGTGTACATCTGGTTTGTGTCAACCCATCCGGAGTATGAGCCGTATAGAGTCGAAGACCCGACCCCGTAACGAATTGGGTACCTCTTATCCAGTGAACCCAACTCAGGATTCCATTCACCACCACGAAGCTTGATTCCCTGTAGTGAGATGCCCTCACTAGTCCGGAAGGTGTCAATCTGGTGGTAGGGATGGTTAAGAGTTCCCACGTACCTAACCGTCTCCCCTTCCTTTTCGTAGTGGTTATTTATTTGATTTGGAAACGGGGAGTCGATCACATGCTTGCCCAGTGACATACCAAAGTCATCTTTGGTCCTGGGTTCCTCCGACTCTGTGTCCTCGATGTATAGCTGTATATCGTACGGCGTCTTGACATCGCAAGGGTGGCTTGCGTAAATGTAGACATCATCGCCCGCCGTCCACTTCTTACCCGCTGCAACCTTCTTACCCATGGTGTGTATCAGCGGCACTTGTCGAACGTGGCCGTACACAATTGGGAAGATCTTTCCAAGGTCTTTTGAGTTCTCAGGAACGGGGTCACGAATGACACGGTACTTCTTACTAGCGAAGTAGGTCTTAGCCTCTTCAATGCCCATGTCGTCAGACTGGAAGGCAAGCCCAGACCTACTCTTGAACAGAAGCATATTCGTGAACAGGTTCTCAACCCGCTGATTGTAATCAGTAACGGGGTTGGGGTCTGCGGAAGCATCCGACAGCATATTACCAAGCGCTTCTTCAGGCTTCCCATAGTCATCATTGTAGCTGAACTTGAGTCGCTCAAAGAATGCACATGTGGTGTCGTCGTACTCGATGCCCGAACTGGTGCACGTCGCGTAGAGTCCAGATGCCTCATTCAGAAAGGCTTGGTTCACCTCACTCCACTCCGTGCTGTTATAGAGGGAGCGCCGACTCACTATGATGTCGGTGTACGCCTTGAGCATGTCCACCCTACACCCGCGCATTCTATTCTTGAAACTGGGTAGCGATGCCTTGAACTCTTCAAAGGTCAGTGTCCCAGCAATCAAGTCGCGGCCACCGGCGTTCTCAACAAAGACATCCATACTCGCCAACTGCCACTGGAAGCCGACAAATTTCACAGGGGTGTCGGAGTCCACACTCTTGCTCATTGCAAACTGAGATGGGAAGAACTTCACATGCCAAGCGTGGTCTGTATCTGGCAACAAGCCAAGGTAGCCCGAGCCAGAATCCACTGTGAGGTCATCCTCGGTGTGGGTGTGCATCTGAAGACCAAGTATATCCGACGTGTCACCAGGGTATCCTTCCTCCCCCTGCAACGCCATCTTGTAACGGTGGATAGCTGTAACGTCTACCGACGAACCATCCGGCATGGTAATCTGCCTGTCTATGTCCAAGCCGATGTCGACGAACCCAGCCGTAAGCTCAGGCTGATCCTCGAAGCCACCTTGACCATGTGGCACCCAGCTATACGAATTGACATACAAGATATCAAACGTGTAGTCCGGCGCCTCCACTCCTTGACCATATAGCAACCTGACTGGCTCTCCCTTTTTATGATTGTAATTCAGGTCTATCACACTCCACGCAACAAGGCCGTTTCCATTTCCGGAAGCACTATTGTACAATGTCATATCGTGGTCATCACCAAGTTGATCCGCTGCGCTCGTCCCAAAAACATCCACAAGGAATCCAACCTTTTTATACTCAACAACCTCATAGTTAGCCGCACCAGGATGTCCAATCGCTACATATCCACCCATCTCATCAAACAAACACTTGTTATCAGACGGGGTTGAGTTTATTGGAGTAAGAGCGTCAACCCTCGTGGCTATGAGTCTGCCATCGTCGCCCTCCAAGGGGTCGAACTCAAACTCGAAAAAGTGCATATCATTGAGATTGCCGTCCAGGTGAATACCTTTCGCGCCGCCCGCTGAGTAATCGTGGCCAAGCCTTGCAAACCGCTCAGTAACAGCAGGCACCGGCACCTTGTCGGTGTACGGCTCACCCACCTTGGCGTAAGCTGCAATGTAAGGAGTTGCCCCGTCCATCACAAGACCGAAGTCCCTTCTGGGCGATATGTCGCCAACCTCAAAGTAGTACCCAAGCCTAGCAACGCTTGACACATTCCACGTGCCACCGATCCTCTCAGCGAACATAAGGGTGCCGTCATCCTTACTAGTGTCCAGATAGGCAACCCGAGGGTTGTTGATACCCATAGCTACGATATCAACACCCAGTGGAGAGCCGTTGTCCTGAATATCCTCGAACACCCAACTACCAGACTCATCGGTGCCGCTGTAGACCCCTTCGTTCCCGTACAAGACCCCGAATGCTATATACGCGTGATCCTTATTCTGATATGTATCCACATCTAACGAGATATCTCTAATCCCGGATTCCGGTGTCGGCACTGAGGACACACTCCAAGAAACTCCATCGTGCTTAGCCAGCTTCAATCCCTGAGCAGTGGTCCCCATAAACAGAACCCATGGGTTTCCGCCTGAGTCCAAAGCTGAGACAGCACGGTGACTATCAGTTGCCACAGTAGACGGGGACTGGGTACTAGAACCGTGAAGCTTGTAGGCCATCCTCACCTGTTGGTTCTCGATGTCGATATAGGTTATAAAAAGGTTACTCCCATCCCTTGAGATATCAGGACTTACCCCCACATCGGTATTCCAGCCGTTTTCCTGAATAACCTCGAACGACCAAGACCCCGAAGAGTTTCTGATCCCAAGGTTGGCCGTGCGCTTTGAGTCTACATTGATGCCATCATTGTAAGCGTCGCTGACAACCTGCCCACGGTAGGCGATATATACAGTCCGGTTACTGCCACTACCCACAACTTCAATGGATGGATCAAAACCAGTAAGACCTGTACCCTCAGTGTGCCAACTGCCTAGCGAGTCCCGCCAAGTATACCAAATCTCACCTGGGTAGTTACGGTGGACTACGTGTATCTCACTAGCATCGTCCAGGACAACATCAGCCTCAAGTCCAAACGTAGTAGAACCTGAGAATCTTTCCGAATCCCACCCTCCACTTCCGTCAGGGTGCACAATCTTCAGGTCTCTAGATTGACCATCGTACTTCTCCACTCTCTCAATAGCGGTGGCCACCGTCCAAGGACAATTCTCCTCTCTCTCCCACCCGGCCACAAGGTTCGCATCCTTAACACTGAACACATCGGTATACTGAAATGTATACGGAGTGAACTCAGTGAGGAAGCTCTCATTCGGGGCGTCCTCATCAGACCTGACAGTGAAGGACATTTGCCCTTCCCTGAATCCAACATCTGTCATATACCCTGCAAACTTACCAACAACCTCCTCATCTTCTACCATGAATATGGTTACAGGCGCGGACTCATAGTCAAGCTCTTGTAGCTCATCCATGACCTGCCGGATGGCATCCCACACCGTCACATCGAAGGTGGGGACGGGTGAGTCGGAGTCCAACCCTACCTCCTCCGTAAGCTCGTCAAGCTCCACAATGAAAGGAAGGTAGTTGAAACTAGCCGTCTCCCCACCCAGCGTTTCGCTAATTATCAAACGGTCAGTGCCAAAGCGAAAGAACTCCCCCTCCACCTCTATCCTAACTGCGTAATCTCTATTCTCACTCATAAATACTCCTTCTTTGAACCTAGGTTCATTCGTACACAGAGAGGTCAAACGAACTGGTCGTAAGGTCGCTCAACTGTGTTGGATCAACAAGCAAGACGTAATCCTGCTCTACACCTCTTGCTACTACTGTTGCCACTCCGTTCTGAATCTGAACAGTCACATCAGTTACCCAGTTAGACTGGGAGTCCTTGAACTCAAGGGTAAGGTCACCGTTGCCTTCCTCAAGGTAAAGGTAGAGGGATTCACCGTCGTAGTTGTCGATGGTGTCACCATGGATATTCTTGACCTCGATAACGATGTCAAACTCCACCCCTTCTGTTGGCAAAGAGGGATTCGTTGACACCTCATAGTGGTCGAACGTGTTATACGATGGACCAATTGGAAGCGCGAACTGTCGATCTGGAAAGGTGACCGGATCGTCCAGGTTGGTAGTGTCGACCAAGTATTCATCAACCTCAACAAATGTCGTGGCTTGAACTGTAGCAGTCATTCCCGACTGTACTACAGCATCAATGGTGGTCACCTGCTGACCGTTACCATCAATAAATACATGTGTATTGCCATCAAGACTGGTCAACCTGACTGTAGACCCATCAGCAAGGCCAATGAGATCTCCAAAAGCATTCCGGAAGGCCACAGCCATGTAGAAGTCGTTTCCAACATACGGGAAATTAGGATCCATCTCCAGTGTGTAGTGGTCGAACTCCACAGGGTCATCGAACGAAACAGTCTTCGTGATCGACCTGCCAAATGTATCCGTAAGGGTTACCGTATAGTCGCCCACAACATCTGACTCTATCCCAAACTGAGCTTCACCCCTCATCAGAGTCCTAGTGATGGACGACTGGGGGGCATTGTTACTGTCAATCAGAACCACATCAGTTTGTGACCCAATTGAAATCGTGACCTCGGTCGTACTATCTTCAACCAGGAAACCGCTAGCACCAACGGAGCGGACATTTACATCAGCGACCGTGCCGATCTCTACCGGACTAGGGACAAACGCCATAGTGTAAGTGTCAACCGGCTCATACTCCACATACACAACAAGTTTCTCAACATCTTTAGCACCGCTCGGGTCTGAAGCTGTCAAAACAACCTCATAGACACCCTGCGTACTGAAGCTGTTGGTCACGGAGAACGGGGTCTCAACTACCGACCCATCGCCGAAGTCCCAGGACTTGGTAACTACGTCCCCATCAGGGTCGGCCACCACGGAATCAAAAATAACACTCTGATTGACTATGGCGTGTGTAGTGTCGGCACTCATCTCATAGATTTCCGGAGGTGAGTTGAACTTGGTAGAACCGGGTTTGACATTCCAGTCATCCAAAAGCAATGGTATCTCAATCGAGAAGCTATTAGCAGATGGTGCAGTATTGAACCCACCGTTGATTACCGCGTACTCAGTCAGTCCACCATACCCGTCGCGCCCATGTCCAATGACCAATGGGAAAGACATTCCGGACAGCCAAAGACTATTCAGAACATAGAACAACTCTTGGTAATCACCTCTCAAGTGGTCGATACCATCAGCGGTAAGCGTCAACTCCCGCGCCATGTTCCCATCCCCAATCATAGAAGGGAACAGGAACCCATAGTCCGACTCTACGATGTCAAAGTTAGATGACACATTCTCACTGGCATCAGACATGTAGTTTGAGACATCCACAAGCCTACCGGGTACAATCTCACCCATGCTCAGGACTGCGTTATCACTAGGGCAATACAACCTGACAGCAATGTGAGGGTAGATCTGATTCTTGAACCTGTCGGGGACATCAAATGACGCCGCCTCAGACATAAGCCTGAGTTCAAGATTGGTCAGATCTCCGACCGGCCTATCCAACTCTAAAATCCCATCATAGTTATCGACCACAAGATAGTGGTACACCGGTGTCACAGGCGAAGTGGAAGGGTCAACAGCGATAACCGAGTTCCCCTTGAGGATACTCGAATCGAAGGTCTCCTCCACTACAACAGTTCTACCGATTGTTGAGACGTGATTGAGGTCCAGATAGGGTATGCTGTACTCTTCCTGAGACCCAGTGGTGAACCCTCCCGTAACAGGATCGTACTCCCCACAAAACAAAGTGAAGTCGTAGACACCACTGATATTCACCAGACTCACCATGTCAAAAATCCCCATCTCCACATTCTCGAAGATGAAGTCTATGTATCCCTGACTGGAGTCCCAAACCGGTGTAAAGTCGTAAACAGAATCAGCCATGCCGTTGACCAGATTCCTTGCACTGTTCCTGGTTAAACTGTGCCCGTACCTGAACACGTCCTCAGCTTCCTCATCGAGTCGACCCCCATCAATCTCGATGATCGACCCATCGTGAAGCCTTATTCTATTGCTGTAAACCTGAAGCGGATCGGCTGTGCTAGCTGTCCCGTATCGACGAATCCCCTCAGAGCTACCCCTTCGAGTCGTGCCGATAACACTTGTGAACCCAGGTTCAAAAGACTCATCAAGTGTGCTTGCGTGAACGTCCCCAACTCCAAACCTGATAGGACCGTTATCACCAAAGCCACCATAGTTAAACACCCCAAGCTTAATTCTTGGTTCGCCAGTGAGAGCGGGATAATAGCCCCGATCTCTGAATACACCAGAATAGGGGACCACTGTGTGACTCGCCCAGTCTCGTTCACCAACAGCACGGTTCCAGGCCACAAGTTCGCTCTCGGTGCCGCCGACTGGCAAGTGGTAGCAAAGCAGTAGCTCGTGAGGAGTCCCGATTGTTGTCTGTGCTACATCTTGAACAATGGAACCATACTCATCAATAAGTGAGACCGTTCCATCTTGATAGAGCCTCAACTGTAGGTAGGCGTCCTCGGTGCCCGGTAGAGAAACCTCAAGAAAGTGAATCGAACCGGTACCCACTGGCAACGCTTCAGAAAGGAATTGGAACTTCAGTTTGAAGTGGTTGTCAGACCCCAGCTTCTCAAAGAAGCTCCCGCTGTTGTAGTAGGCTTCATCATTGGTGGCATTGATGGTGCATACATTGTAGATATCACCATTGAACTCCGTCCGACCCGTTGAACCGCTGCCTAATACCTGAGACCCCCATCCCCAGTCTTCAAGCCCGTCATAGTACCTGCAGTAACCATACTGGTACTGATAGAGTTCCGTGACGGCGCCCATTGGTGCCTTCAAAGACATAAACCTTCTGGAGTTGGAGTCAGGGTTGGCGCTGTTGCCATCTATATCCACAATGGTCACAATCTGGTTTCGCCACCTGCAAGAAGAAGCGTAGGCGTACGGGTTGCTTACACTATTCGTCAGGCCCGACTCGTACGCCCAACTTGGGTTACCTGTGGTCACCAGTCCAGCCGCCCTTGAATCCATGTAGGTGGACACAAAGACATACTCAGGGTGAGACTTCTTTCCATACGCAAAAGGCTTAGTTCGGGTTGTACCCGGTTTGAATAGGTTGCGACCTACGAATGAGAACTCGGCGTGTGCAACCTGACGCCCATCACCCATGGTGACAAAGATGTCACTGACTGTCTCACCCGGCACGACGCACACATCCGTGACCTCCCTAGAAGGGGAGTCCCGGTCGTCAGACCAGTCGCTCCTAGCAACCATATCATCAGTCTTCATATTCAGACATGGTTCCCAGTCTAGGAAGCTACCATCAACCGTCTTGATAGCCATCAAGTAAGTTGTGTTATTGTCCCCTGCTCCATCCTGCATCCCATCTGGATCTCCACCCTTGACCACCACGAAGCTAGCCATCGCCTCGTCAAAATACAGGTCAAAATTAACTGAGCAGAAGTATTCTTCAGGTGCAGACGGCCTCTTGTTGCTAGGGATGAAATAGTTGTACAGGGCATTGTGTCTTATGGCTTCGGTATATTCGGATGTGCCCGTAGAACGATTGAACGAGGAGTAGCTATCGTGGCTAAATCTGAACTCCCCTCCCCCATCGGTTGAGATCATCGACCTCATGTCCCGCAACTGTATAAGTATGGCACACTGGTTATACACTTGGCGAGTGGCGTAGAAGACGATACACAGGGAGTCCAGTCCCGACGCCATCCTCAAACGGAAATCGGTGAAAAGAGCACCAAAGGTATTCTCCACAGGGAAGACATCGTGTCGCCAGTCAACCAAGTCTTCAGAGTTCCAGACCGCAATCGAACTTGAGTCCCCTCCCCTGTCAGCAGACCTGTAAGCAACGTACAGCGCCCCGTCGTGGACACACAGGTCAGGGGAACCCTCTTCCTGATTGCTAGTGCTATCGTCAACAACAACCTCGTCAAACACCTTGACCAGATTAAACTCCAGGGTGTCAGAATCCATCTTGTACAAGTGGACCCGCATCATGGGGTCTGCAATCTCCCCCACCATGTAGACAGAGCCTTCGTACTCAGTAACCCTCATGTTTTTGAGATTCTTGGAGTACAGGTCCGACCCTTCAAAGGCATTGACCACGAAGGGGTGGAAGTCCTGAACACCTTTCTCACTTTGCCCAATCAGCGGGCCGGTATCGTAAGCGTACTCAAGGTGGAACGGTTCCGAGAACGCCCTTGGGAATAACCCCTCCAGTGTTGGATTCTGTCGAACCCTGTGAACACCGCTCACAAAGTCGTCCTTATGCGACAGCCTAACTTGAGAGGCGTTGACAAGCTCGCTGCCAACCCTGGCCACTCTTGCCTCGTAATCGATCCCAGCCGGTGGGTCTAATGAACGAGGCCCCTCGAAAGAACCCTCCTCATTCACCAACTTGGTTTCGATGGGATAGTTGAACGTGTACCTAATCATTCAGAACTCCTAAGATTAAAACTCAACTTGTAATACGAATCGCCATCTTCATCTACGAGCGGTGTCCATTCGACATCACCACTCACAAAGCACAGGTGCACCTTTTCCTTGTAGCTCTTGTTATCTTCGAGAACCCAGATAGGCTTCCTGTTGAGGGATAGATCAGCAGCAGTAGTTTTCACACGCGCAAGCATGTCAGCTTCAAAAAGACTGAACTCAAGTTCAAACTCTCGCTGAAGGCGACTGCTAGGCTTAGAGTAGGGTTGCTCATCGAAAACAAAATGAGGATCCGACTCCGCCAAGTAAGACATCCCAGAGCCTCGGTCGTAGTTATAGAGCAATGGGATCTCGCGAACCCTACCAAAGTCAAACGCATGAAGCTTGAAGAAACCCTCATAAGTATCAAAGGCTTTCAACCTTATACCGATGAAACGATGGGAGACCACAGAATCTAAAACTTCAGCAGACCTGTCGGCGAAGACATAGGTTGGCACCTGTGGACCATCCCCCATGCCCACAGCTTCCTCCAGCCAGATGCGCGGACCACTTGAGCGACCTACCTTTGCGGCACGGTAACCATCGAAATAATGGTAGTGCTGAAACTCTTGGAACCTACCTTCATCAATATCAGCCGAATCAATATGGATAACACCCTTGTTGTTCCGACTGGTGTACTGTAATTCACCCCTCTTGAAGTCGTACTTACGAAGGTCGATCTTGCCAATTGTAGTCCAGGGGTCTCCGATTGCGTCTTTGACGATGATATCCACCTCCGGTATGTTGCAACCCGTAACGATGAATGTGTCAACGTCGAACTTCCCCAGGTCTGAATCTTGAGCATCCGCCCAAATCAATACATCCTCAGTGTCAGACATAGTGGTGTACATTCCATGGATCTTCCCCATGTCTAGGTCACCAACGTTTGTCACCTTCCGTCTGTCTAAGAACCACAGGTCTCTTTTACGAGCGTAACGCTTAGAGAAGTCGAACCTGAATCCATTTGGCCAATGATAGGTGAACGACCTGTTCTCCCTCTCTACACTGGCCATCCTGTAGCCATAATAGGGATTCCCAACCGAGCCGAACAGATTAGAGTCGTCGAACCGCCTCCATCTGTCACCGGGGTGGTAGTGTTCGTTATCTCGACCCTGGACAATGGTTGTCCCGTCTGGGGATAGGATAGAATCAGATTGAGTGTACCCGCTATGAGATAATGGAGACCAACCAAACTGCTTAACAACCAGCCTCTCAGCCGTCCCAGCATTGGTATTCTCACCTGAAGATATCTCGATACTTCCCGGTTTCTCAGGTGGCCCTATATCCCCAAGAACAACACCCTCAACAACTTCTGACTCAACACGGTAGTCATATCCGTTAGCAGACATGAACGAACCGGTCTTCCTCACGAACATCACTTTAGCACGTTGGTGTCCGTCTGCTATATCATGAGCTTGAACCAAGATGCTGTATTCTTGAACCCCTGTGCCTACATTGGCGAAAGAGCCAATCACTGTTCCGTCTGATATGCCCCCTGGCTCTATGACTCTACAGACAGCGCCAGAGCCGTCGTACTCGATGAACGCATTTACAGTGAGGCCAGAACCTTCGTCAGTGGTCGCCTCTACGGAAATCAGGTAAGGCTCGGTCAGGACACCGCTAGCTTCTACAACAGCCGAAGCCCTGTAACCCTTGTGAGCCATGTCGTTGTAATCGGTCTCGGGTTCAAACTGTCGAGCAATACTGGACGGCAAGTCAGTGGACCCACCTGCCAGACCTGTTGGCATCTGATACCCTTCAGGACTGTACTCCACGTTAGACGAGATGGTGAAAGGGCTGGTGAACCCACTAGCACTATCGGCCTCCTTGAGTAAGACTTCCTCCAAGGGGAAGCCGAAAGGGAACGTATCCTGATGGCCACTCTGATATATAATCGGCTGGCCGGATGTCCCAATCCCAAACGAGGCTACAAGATAGTGGTCATCCCGTTTGATAGAAGCAGAAATGGGCGTGATACTACTACCATCGGGCGCCTCGTAGGAGCAGAGGAATGGCAGGGTCTCAAACCGGTATTGCGTAGCAGAGTCAGCAGGAACCAAGTTCCCATCCAGATAGATGAAGGAGTCCACACTGATTTCAGGGTCAATGACTCCAATCTCGCAATCCCTCGACGCATGGAAACTATCCTTATAGCTTCTGCCGCATGTCGCAATGGAATAGACCATCCCGTCAGAGCCGTAAGAAGCAGAAAGAGAAGTGATGCCTGTATACCTAGCAGCACTGGTAGGTGAGCCTTCGCCGGTCTGAACCAGTGTCCCCGGTTCTCCCTGAGTCTCCGTAAATCCGTGGCGGTATGCACCCTTGAGATCGAAGTGATACGGGAAAGCCACCTCATTCCATCTGGCGCCCTTTCCGGCGACCACCATTGGTGCACGCCTCAAGTGGCTAAGGACAGATAGAACAGTCTCACCCCTCTCAATGTCAAAGCCAGCATCAATGAATCCTGGTGCTGCGCTATTCAACCTGCCAGAAGCACTGAACAACGTGTCAGACTCAAGCTCACCTGTGTGCATGTTGTCCACACTCTCAAGTGGGACTTGGGTGACACTATCAGGATCGGTTGCGTCGAACCCACCCGACTCAATACCCTTGTCAACTGACACAACGAAGAACCCACCCTTGAGGAAGGGCATGTATCTGGCCCATTCTTCAGTGGTGGACCCGTCTGGAAGCAGTCGGTCGAAACCTCTCTCGTCTGTCTCTACTGAAAGTATAAAGTCCAGACCATCATCTGTCTGTACAACGTCAAAAGCATGGGTGTACCAGTCGCCGGGTAACCAGAAGTTTAGACTCTCCGGAAGGTTCACTGAATAAGCCTGAGAGAACACGCCTGTATCAACGTCAAGAATCTTGTACTTTATAACACGGCTACGAGAGCCGTAGACGTCACCGTCCGTAAGACCCTGGTAGAACACCGCTACATTGCCATCAACCGTCTCTACGGCGCTCACACTGCCTGTGACGAGGGATACGTCACCAGTGGCGGTCTCATACTTGGACATCTGGCCAGCACATTTGTCAAACACGTAGGTAATCAGGTCACCCTGATTCTGCTTCACCTCAAATCTAATTTTGAACTCAGGTTCAACGTCGTCTGCGCCGTACCCCCAACCTCCAATGAATCGGTCGTCAAGTGTGAACCTCCCTAGACAGTTCCCGTCTACGAGCGCTCCAACGAAGACCCCTCCGTCAGCATTCTCCACGGTGTACTCGTAGACACCCGGCTTCAAAGATACTTGGCCGGGTCCGGCGGTGACTGGGTTGGCGCTACTTATGTCCGTTGTATTGTCCACCCCTGTAATCTTCCACTGTCCACCTGTCCAGCCTCCAGAGGTCGGGTCTTCAAACTCGAACTCCATCAGGACTTGTTCGTCCACACCCTTGGCCACACCTTGAACACCGAAGTAGACTCTACTTTGGTCACTCAATTTGGTAGACCGCAGTCTCAGGATGTCATCTCCAGCTGCTAATGATGTGTCATCATGGATTCGCTGCATGTCGAAGTTCTCTCCGTACAGCGCCCCATCGTTCTCAAGCATAAACCGGGGGTGGTGACCCCTGCCCACATTGACACCAATGCTTCCACCTTCCGTGGTCACCACACTAGTTGTGCCGCCGTCTTGAGCGCTGCCATCACAGAAGCACTGCATGTTCGCAATCATATTACCACGGTTGCCGGGGCCTTCCCTGGCGAACTGTCGGCACAGTAGTTGCGAGTTGGCGTCATCGTACAGGTTAGACACCGGAGATGTCACGAACTTAATCGAGTCATCCAAAGTGGAATAGTCGAGACACTCCAAGACACCCTGGTCTGACAAGCCTAAGTGCGAGCCAATGCCGTTCAGAACAATATTGAACTCACCGGGATAAGCATGAGGCACATAGTAGACAGCCCCATCCTCAACCTTGGTGATGCATTCAGGAAGCTCGTGGAATGTCTTACACCTTACGCCCTCTAGCACCGGGTTGAACTCGGCTGCGCCGACAGTAAAGGTCGTACCCGTACTACTTTCGAAGTCTAGGTTTATACCAGTCAGTGTTGTTCTGTTCTGAATCTCTTCGTTTACAGTACCGGGGTTGGCTGTATAAGTGGATGGAAGTTGACTGGTGGTAACATAGGTGAAGCGGTCTTCCCTGTTGACCCTGTACCCGATGTGGAACGTCAGGTCGCCAGCGAAGACAACCGAGAACTCAATCCATTCAGTTTTCGGGATGTCCAAAAATGTATTCTGACCATACTCCTCGACCCTGATCCTCGAACGAGAGAATCCATCTACTCTCTCATACAGAACCCTGAAGGCGTAAAGCGCATCAGTGTTATCATTGAAGGTCAAGCGATTCACATTGTCGTAAAAGTCACCACTTGGACCGGCGTTGATATGCATACTGCTACGCATCTCGATCCGGTCATTGATAATATCTACACTGACAGGTGCTCCCCACACAACCCCCGAAGCGGTGCCGTAAAGGGTCTCGAACTTCCGGTCCTCTACAACTGTCACTCCTCCAATAACATTAGAAGAGGTGAAGATGTTAGCTGGCCCATCGTCCAGAAACAACGTATCCCAGCTATCATCAACGATAGACTGGGAGGCAACCTCGACCAAGCTACCCTGCCCTGGAACGATATTCGTCTTTGGAAATCTCTTACTGTCTACTTTCATTTTCATCTCCATTTGAACCTAGGTTCACCCCGCTGGAATAAACCAGCGGGGCTACCTAGTGACTGACTACTTCTTCATGACTCGGTACAGATGCCCTTTGCGATCTTGGATATCCTTGGCCTGACCTTTCGTGACCTCTTTCCTGATTTCTCGGGCGAGCTTCTTCACGTTCTTATCACTCACGTCACCCTGTACGGTTACGTTATTGTTGAAGGTCTGGTTGACGGTCGTCCCATCACCGCCCGAACCCTTCTTAGGTCCACGCGAAACATCTTGACGGGTGTCGATACCATCTGCCGAAGCCTTGTCTACGATTCCTCCCTCGTGAAATACTGGCACTTGATTAACCATGTCCAGATCTTCGAGGTTGAAAGCTCCACTGTTCAAGGCGTTCAGGACTCCCTCACCACCAAGGGCTTGCATTCCTTTCCTAGAGAGGACTCCTTCTCCTCTCTGAGCAAGGATGAGTGCTTCTTCGTCCTTCCCTCCAATGACACCACCATCGTGGAAGATGCCACCGAAAAGACCTTTGAAGACGCCACCGATAAGTGAGGGGATCGACTTGATAACCCCAAGCATGATCTTGGGAAGTTCCTTGATAATAATGACAAACATACGAACGATTAGCGGTACGATTCTCTCCACCAGCTTCGGTAGGGCTTCAACAAAGGCGTCAACAATCTTGGGCAAAGCCCTTTCGAGATTGTCAACGATGGAGGTGAGAATCTTTGGAAGCTCCTTCATAAGCGTTTTCATGATACCAGGAAGAGACTCTGCAATGGCCGTAACCACGCGGTCCAAATTCCTGGTAAACGCTTGTGAGAACTCTTCAATCTTCTCAGGCATCTCCTCAATGAACTTATCGAGGAAGTCCACCATCTTCTTACCATTGTCCTCATTGAGCGACATATTTACGATCTCGGAGATGCCACCAGTGACAGTCCCCATAATCGGTCCAGCAGCCGCCATGAGACCAGAACCCAAGGTGTCCATGACAGAGCTAGCAACTTTAAAGCCGCCACTCTTTTCAAGATTACCAAGCCCAAGCATCTCCATGACTGAGCCTGAACTTCCACCCGTGAGGGCGTCGGCGATGCGATCCAGGGCGCCGGTATCGGTCTCGAGCACGGCGAGGCGCTTGGTGCCGGTGTCGGCGCCCGGGAGCGCCTTGGTGTTGTTACTGATCGGGTCGATGTCTGTAAACAGAGACGGAAACTCCAGCGCTATCTGGCCGATCATGCTATCAAAGCTAGATCCAAACTCTCCAAATAGCGCATCTGAAAAAGCACCAACCGCGTTCTCTACATCTTCAGGCTTGCTAATGCTAGCCCATAGTGACTTGAACTGGTCACGGATGACATCCTCGGTCTTCTTAAGGCTGTCTCGGTACTGCTTTTGAGCAGACAGAACACCTTGGATACGCTGCTTCTCAGCCTGTTCAATCTGGTTAAGGTAGGCGTAGTAACTTGAGGAGTTCTTCTTAAGACCGTCGATGGCTGTATCAGTGTTCACCTGATACTGCTTCTCGACCTCCCTGAGTTGCTTGACGTACATCTCCCAGACCTTGGTGTTCTCCTCGATGAACCTAGGGGAGTAGACCTCGCTAAAGAAAGTATCGGTGAGTTTTCCAAGCGACCCAAAGGTTTCTTGGATCTCTTGCTTCAGCTTCCCAATCCATGGGAACTTTTCCTGAAGTCGCTCACCAAGCTCTCTTACGTTGGTGCTCCTATTGGCCAACTCCTTCATCTTGGCGATGTCCTCACCAACCCTTTTCAGGATTTTGCGCTGTTCTTCGCCGCCATTTACAAGGCTGCGATCCTTCAGGATCTTCTCAGTCGCGGACAGAAGGTCTCCTTCCTTATCCTTATCCTTATCCTTATCCTTATCCTTATCCTTCAGCTCCTTAGGGGCCTCCTTGACTGAATCAATACGGATAGTGACGGTACCAGCTTCGACCGCCATCTCTTTGACCTTCGAGTCACCAGGGTTCAACCCGGCAGTATTGATCAACCTGTTAACCATGGTTGCGATAGAGTCTATCACTGAACTTCCAGAGGATATGTTTCCAGACGCCGCGCCATTCAGAAGCGACGAAAGGAATCCACCCTCTTCATACCCTGGGAACATTGAAGGATCTAGTTGGCCGGTGCGAATAGCTTCAAAGAAGCCAACGCCGTACCTCTTCACCATCTCCTTGGGGATTACATACTCTCCCATCTCCAGAAGTGCTGGCACCTTGTCTCCCCCGCCGAAGCCAGGAATTGAGCCGCCAGTCTGCCTCTTGACAGGTAGTACATCCGCAAGGGTCTTAAAGGCTTGCATGAACGAGCCAGCCGTATTTTGCAATGCCATTTGACCATCGCGATCCCTCTCGCCAGACCTGAACGCGTACGGACCAATATCATCGAGCAGTTGCCTGATGTTTATGTTGGTCTCATTGATAGCCTCAGCT